ATGCGCGATATTCACCTGAATACGAATCCGGTGACTACATTGCGCTACAAGGCTCCTAATAGCTTCTACGCTGAGTCTAGGGTTACAGAGGGTGGTAAGCCTATCGACTACACGATTCTAGGCTCTGAGATACAGCTAGCACCATCTCCAGACAGTACTTACGTGCTTCAGATGCTGTACTACGGCAAGCCTCCGCTGTTGTCTGATAGCAATTCTAGCAACATCTTCCTAGCTAATTATCCTGATGCTTTGCTATATGCGTCTTTGGCTGAAGCAGAGCCGTATCTAATGAATGATGCCCGTGTTCAGACTTGGGCAGCTTTGTATGATCGTGCTGTAACTGCGATTACGAACTCTGACCAATCGAGTGAATACAGCGGTCAGCCTATGTCTATGTCTTATAACGTGAGGTAAATCATGGCAGAGATGTCAAATTATCTAGAGAACGCTGTAATTAACGCTGTTCTCCGTAACACGAGCTACACAAGCCCTACGACGGTTTATGTGGCTCTTTATACGTCTGACCCTACGGATGCGAATACTGGTACTGAGGTATCTGGTGGTTCGTATGCTCGTACTGCGGTGACGTTTGGTGCGCCTAGCAACGGTGTAACGACGAACTCAGCGAGTGTGACATTCCCAACGGCTACGGCTTCATGGGGAACGGTCAGCTATATCGGTCTGAGAGATGCGTCAACGTCTGGAAACCTGCTGTTTCACACGGCTCTGGATGAGGCTAAGACTGTTGGTACAGGTGATATTTTCACCATCTCAACAGGCAACCTTTCCGTTACGTTGGCCTAAATGCCGTTCGTCCTAAACGACAGGGTAAAGGAAACCAGTACGACTACGGGTACTGGAACGATTACGCTTGCTGGTGCTGCTACTGGCTTTCAGTCGTTCTCGGCGGGTATTGGCAACACAAATACAACGTATTACGCCATTTACCTGTCTGGATCGAATGAGTGGGAAGTTGGTGTAGGAACGGTAGGATCAGGCACTTTGAGCCGAGATGTGGTTCTACAGTCATCGAACTCGGATGCGTTGGTCAACTTCTCTGCTGGCACTAAGGATGTATTCGTAACGTATCCTGCTGATCGGGCTATTTACAAAGAAACATCTGGTAATGCAGTTACATTCCCTATTTGGGAGACATCTAAGACGGTATCTGGTGCGTATTCGATCACTAGCGGCAATGATGCTGTGAGTTACGGGGCAATAACTATAAGCACAGGAAGCTCTGTAACAGTCCCAACGGATGACTATTGGCTGGTTTTTGGTTAAGGAAAGAACATGAGTAACTTAAAAGTTCAAGGTAATGCGAGTGGTACAGGTACGCATACTTTACAAAGTGCTAACACTAACAGCAACATTACTCAGACATTGCCTGATGTTAGTGGCGTTACGTTGGGCTTTTTGAATGTTCCTCAGTCTGGTTCGGACAAAACTAGCTCATACACACTAGCGACTTCAGACATCGGTGAGTTTGTTGGCGTTGGTTCTGGTGGGTCGATTACGATCCCGAACTCGACGTTTGCCGCTGGTGACATTATCTCAATCTTCAACAACACTAGCGGAAACATCACGATTACCTGCTCGATTACGACAGCCTATATCGCTGGTACGAATACGGACAAGAATACGATGACGTTAGCGACAAGAGGTGTTGCAACGATTCTATTCATTAGTGGTACGGTTTGCGTAGTGACTGGGAATGTGTCATGAGTGGCATTATGGCTATGCTGCTTGGCAGAATGGCTGCTGGTGGCGGCACTTTTACAATCGTCCAAACCTTTACCGCATCTGGAACTTGGACTGCACCTACTGGCGTGACCGAGGTTGAGTACCTAGTGGTGGCAGGCGGTGGTGCTGGTGGACAGGGTGGCGGTTTGGGTGGTGGCGGCGGCGCAGGGGGTTATCGCACCGGTACGGGATTGAGCGTAACCGCTGGCACAGATTATACGGTCACGGTTGGCGCTGGTGGTGCTGCACAAGTTGCTGCTAGAGGACTTAACGGTGGCGATTCTGTTTTCTCGACTATTACTTCTACGGGCGGTGGTGGTGGCGGTTACAATACTCCATCTCCAGCGCAAACAGGTGGGTCTGGTGGCGGCGCTCAAGGCGACCCTGCTGGAACTGGCGCTGCTGGCAACACGCCAAGCACAAGCCCCTCACAAGGAAGCAACGGCGGCAATGGCGCAGGAACTGGATTTAATTCAAGTGGCGGCGGTGGCGGTGGTGCAAGCGCGACCGGAGGAAATGGAGTAACAAGTGGCGCTGGTGGCAATGGCGGTAATGGAACTGCGTCAAGCATTAGCGGCAGCAGCGTTACCTATGCTGGTGGGGGTGGCGGTGGTGTTGCTGGCGGTAGAACTGTAGGCTCTGGAGGCACAGGCGGTGGTGGTGCTGGTTCAAACTCTGGTTCTGTAGCAGCAACTTCTGGAACGTCTAATACTGGTGGCGGTGGAGGCGGTGGTGGTGCTACTGCTCCTTCAAGTTTTAGTTCTGCTGGCGCAGGCGGCTCCGGCATTGTCATCCTCAAGTACAACGTAGCATCACAGACTGTATTCACCTTCAAGTCATCGACTGCTTGGACTTGCCCGACAGGTGTGACCAGCGTGGATTATCTGGTTGTTGCCGGTGGTGGTTCTGGTGGAGGCACAGCGGGTTCTGGTCTAACTGCGGGCGGTGGAGGTGCTGGAGGATTTAGAACTGGCACATCAGCATCGGTTACTGCTGGAACGGAATACACAATAACTGTAGGAGGCGGCGGTGCTGTTCCAACAATTTCACCAAACCAATTTGTAAGAGGAAACGCCGGGAGTAACTCATCGATTGTTGGCGGTTCTTCTCCATCACCTTTTGCTTCTCCGGGTATTGTTTCTACAGGGGGCGGTGGCGGTGGAGCTTACACAAGCTCAACTCAGCAAAATGGTGGTAGCGGCGGTAGCGGTGGTGGAGGCGCACACAATAACGGAACGGGCGGCGCAGGTAATACACCATCAACATCCCCAAGTCAGGGCAGTAATGGAGGTGCTGGTTCGGCTACAGACAATAACGGTGGTTCAGGCGGTGGAGGCGGCGCGAGTGCTACTGGTGGTGCCGGGTCAGGCACTTTAGGTGGCACAGGAGGAAATGGTACTGCTTCTTCAATTAGTGGCTCATCGGTAACCTATGCTGGTGGTGGAGGTGGTGGTTCTGGGCCACCAAATACAACGGGTTCAGCAGGTGGAAGTGGCGGTGGAGGTGCTGGAGCAACAAGCTCGGTTGACGGTGTAAGCGGATCTACAAATACTGGTGGAGGAGGTGGTGGAGGTGTTTATACAAATGCGCCAACCGCTCAAAAAATTGGTGGCTCTGGCGGTTCTGGCATCGTAATTATCAAAATCAATCAATAACTATGGACACAAAAATCTACCGCTTCTATGGCATTGACGTAGCGATGCAAATGCTACGTCCGGGTGCTAAATGGGAAATTAGCAACAACGTCTTCACCCGTTGGGAAGACCCTCGCCCTTGTCCAAGCATTGAAGAAGTGTATTGGGTGATGGACAAAATCAAGGACTTCGAGGAAAGCATCCCGACCATCTACTTGCCAGAGCAACTTGAAGCCATGAACGCACAAGTCAAAGAAATTGAGGAAGCAATCGCATGAATATGCACAACCTGTTTCCGACACCTATCGGGATGTTTGACCTTGACCGTCCACTGACGGATGAGGAAATGCTGTTCGTGCGCGGACAGGAAACACGGGCAAATGAAGGCAATGTCACCAGCGTAAACAACTTTGTATTGCGCGAACAAGTAATGACTTCCTTGCGGGATTGGGTAGAAGGATGCGTTACTGAATACTTCAAAGCAACCATCAACCCAAAGCATGACGTTGCCCTACGCATTACACAGTCGTGGTTTAACTATTCCGAACAGGGTCAATGGCATCATAAACACGCTCACCCGAACAGCTTTGTGTCTGGTGTGTTCTATCTGAATACCAATCCTGATGACCGTATCTACTTCTATCGTGCTGGCTGGCAACAGATTAAGTTTCCACCTGAAAACTGGAATATGTACAACTCTGAGTCATGGTGGTTTGAAGCTATTGCAGGGCGATTGATTCTATTTCCGTCATCACTTGAGCATAATGTGCCAACGGTTCAAGGAGATGATGTTCGTATTAGTATGTCGTTTAATACATTTCCGGTTGGGATCGTTGGAGATGAGATGTCACTAACTGGTTTGAAATTGGAGGCTTGAAATGGCGCACTTTGCAGAACTAGACAGCAACAACATCGTTTTGCGAGTGATCGTTGTTGACAATAAAGATACGTCTGATGCTTCTGGCGTAGAAAAAGAGCATATCGGTGCTGCTTTCTGTGAGCGTTTGTTCGGTGGAACATGGAAACAGACTAGCTACAACGGCAACTTCCGCAAGCACTACGCTGGTATTGGATATACATATAACGCTGTGCGAGATGCGTTTATCCCACCACAGCCATATCCTAGTTGGACGTTAGACGATGATGCCAACTGGCAACCGCCTGTAGCAATGCCGACAGATGGCAAAATGTACTCATGGGATGAGCAAACTCAACAATGGGTTGAAAGTGTGTAAATGCTAGGTTTCTCGCCGTTAGCCTCAGCGACATTCTCAAGTACCGGAGACAATCCGGTATTTGCGTCTGCTGCGATTAGTGCGACAGCGACAGTATCTAGTAGCTCATCAGTAGATCATCGTGCTATAGCGGCTGTAAGTGCCTCTGCTACGGTATCTTCATCCTCAACGGTCACTAGGTTTGCTGCTGGGGCTATTTCAGCCTCGGCTACGGTTACGGCTGATGCTTACCGGATAGTCCACTTCTCAGGTGCTATTAACGGAACGGCAACTGTTACAGCGTCTGGTTTCCGTCAGGTATTCGGTAATGCGGCGATTACTGGTACTGCTCAAGTTACCGCTATTGGTAACTACTCAATCTTTGGTACAGCGGCTATTAGCTCTGCTGCGACGGTATCGGCTAGTGGTGGGTTGTTATTAGCTGGTAGTGCGTCGATTAGTTCGTCTGCGACTGTAACTGCGGCTGGTACTTTGGAGTACATCGTATCTGCCAGCATTGAGGCAGAGGCTAATGTAAGTGCAACAGCGACGGTAACTGCAAAAGCTATTGCATCTATTGTTGCAAATGCGACAATAACGGGTAAGGGATACATTGTTGGCGAGGAATGGGTAGATATAACGCCAGAAACAAATGTCTGGACGGATATTCCTGCAAGCAATGATTCATGGACTGTAGTTGAGGCCTCAACGGACTCATGGGATGACATAAGCCCAAGTTCTAACACTTGGACACTAAAGCCTACTGGAACTGACACATGGCTGAGACAAAACTAATATTTGGTGAGTGGCTACCAGATCAGCCCGGAGTAACAGGGGCGATTACTGACGCTAAGAACTGTTATCCAGTTGCTAACGGTTATGCGCCTTTTAGGTCTGAGGCTGATTATTCTGATGCTGCTGCTCAGGATTTGCTTATTACGTTTGGCGGTAAGTTCGGCGGTGAGGTGGCTTTATTTGCTGCTGGAGCGACTCAGGTTTACAAGTTTGACTCGTCTGATGCTAGTCTGGATGCAGCAACGACAACAGGCTATTCAACGGTTGAGAGTTGGGATGTAACGCAGTACGGTGCAAAGATGATTCTGGCTAACGGTCAGGATAAGTTGCAAGCCTATGAGATTGGCGTATCGACTTACTTTGCTGACCTAGCTGCTGCTGCTCCTACGGCTAAATATGTCACCGTTGTTCGTGATTTCGTTGTTGCTGCTAACGATGGAACGGATGCGAACAAGGTTTACTGGTCGGACATTAACGATGAAACAGACTGGACTCCGGGTGCAGCTTCTCAGTCTGATTTTCAGATCATTCCTGACGGTGGGGATATAACAGGTCTTGCTGGTGGGGAATACGGTCTGGTATTCCTTGAGAGGGCGGTTTACCGTATGAGTTACACGGGTAGCCCTTTCTTTTTTCAATTCGATGCGATCTCTAGGTCTTTGGGCTGTATTTCAGACGGATCAATTGCTCAATACGGCGGCATAACGTATTTCCTAGCGGATGACGGGTTTTATTCTTGCGATGGTCAATCAGTAAAGGCTATCGGTGCTGAGAAGGTCAATAGATGGTTTTTTGACCATGTAATTCCGGGTGAAATATCTACAGGAATGTCAGCCACAGTTGATCCTATCCGAAAGTTAGTTATCTGGAAATTCAATAACTCTTTCGGTGGTAAGAATCTGTTGATTTACTCGATTAACTTAGACCGTTGGTCATACACAGACACTACAGCTAACGCTATTGCCTATGTATTAACACCTTCAGCGACATTAGAGCAGGTGGATAACTATAACGCGAGTATTGATGCGCTAGATATTCCTCTAGATTCACGGGTATTTGCTGGTGGTCAGCTACTTTTTGCGGGTGTCTCTGGGACTAAGATCATTGCTTTCTCTGGTCAGCCTAAGACAGCGAACATAACGACAGGCGATATAGCCATTGGACGGTCTACGGTGACGTTAGCAAGGCCAACTGTGGATGGTGGAAGTGCGTCTGTGGCGATTTCTAGCCGAGATTTGCTTAATGAGCAGGTGGAATTTGGTTCTAACGTAGCGGCTGATGCTGAAAACCGTGTTTCCATCCGTTCTAACGGTGAATATCATCGTTTAAGATTGACTCCGACAGGGGATAACTGGAAAACAGCGGTAGGAATTGACGTAGAAGTAGTTAAGCAGGGTACTCGATGAGGCAATTTCGTACATTACCGCCATTTGGAGGGGATCAGAGGGCTGTTGCTGAGGTCGTTCGTGGGATTATGGACGGAAAGACCAATAACACAGGTCTTATTACCCTAGCGACTAGCAATGCGGTTACAACGACCCTCTACGACGAGCGTATAGGCTTTGAGAGCCTGATTTTCTTTGTCCCAGTATCTGCTAACGCTGAGGCTGATTCGGCTCCCTATGGGGCGTTTCAGGACTCTACAGACCAGACAGCGGCGAATACGACTACAGGA